CCGCTTCGGGGCGTCGAGGAGTTTGTGGACGGGTACAACAACAATCCCGACATGGACTTCCACACGATGGTCGCGGACATGGCTCAGATTAGTCGTAAACAGGCTAAAACAATAAACCTCGGCATGATGTACGGCATGGGGGTCAACAAGTTATCTGAGCAATTGGACATTCCGCTTGACGATGCCAAGACGTTGATCAACCAATACCATGAGCGGGTGCCTTTTGTGAAAATGCTTATGCGAGGCGTCACAGACAGGCTCAACGACAAGGCCAGCAACGGGGCTATCCGGTCATTAAAGGGCCGCAAGTGTCGGTTTGACCTATGGGAGCCCGATACATTTGAGATGAACAAGGCGTTGCCGTATCAAGAAGCGGTGCTTGAATATGGTGCAACAGCGCGTCTCAAGCGGGCATACACTTACAAAGCTCTCAACCGTCTCATTCAGGCGTCCGCCGCAGACATGACAAAGCAGGCTATGGTAAACGTGTACGAAAGTGGTATAGTTCCGTTAATTCAAATACACGACGAACTTGCGATCTCTGTTAAAGATAAAGCGCAGGCGGATTCCGTCGCAAAGGTGATGGAAGACAGCATACCTCTTGAAGTACCCAATGCTTGTAGTGTCGAGGTTGGCAAGAGTTGGGGAACAGCGGCTTAGACTTTTCACCTCCCTGGCGTCTTTGTCCGCACAAACTTCCCTACGTCCAAACTCGACCACGGGCGTAGGGTTTTTTCTTGCATGTCCCTGATATATCTTATATGTTCGCTTATCTAATCAACTGGAGATTGTGATGGATACCAACAAATGGAAAAGCGTACTGGTTCCTATCCAGACGTACCAAGAAATTAAAAACCGAGCGTCCCGTGAGGGCCGCACAATTAGTGGTCAGCTTCGATTAATCCACGCAGAAAGTGAGACCTTTAGAGACCTTTACCCCGGTAAAGCTTCTGAAGTCGATCTACAGCCTGTAGACCATGGCTAAACCTAATCGTGGGATAGGGCTTCTTTCATATAGAGCCCTTAAACCGAAGAAACGCACGTCTATTGGCGAGAGTTCTCGCACACGGCCCTTGAACAAACAAAAGCGCCGTAGCTTTAAAAAGTATAGAGGCCAGGGAAAGTGTTAAACGTCCCTGCGTTCCTAATGTGCTTGACCCAAGCTATCTTTTTTGAAGCCCGGGGGGAGCCCTTTATCGGTAGAGTAGCCGTCGCGTCAGTTGTAATGAACCGTGTGGCAGATGAGCGTTTTCCAAACGACATATGTGAGGTTGTTTACCAAGGTCCCACATATAAAACGCGCCCTGATGTGCCCGTGCGACACCGCTGCCAGTTTAGTTTTTACTGCGACGGTAAAAGTGACGAGATTGATTTTGATACAAAGCCTGCACAAGAGGCTCTACAAGTCGCGTTGATGATTGCAGATGGCATGGTGTTTGACGTGACTGAGGGGTCTACTTTCTATCACGCTGTCTATGTAAATCCAGGGTGGGCTAAAACAAAAACTAGGGTGGTTCAAATTCAAAACCACATATTTTACAGGTGGGAAAACCCCAATAAAAAAGTTAAAGAAGAAAAGTCCGAAGACGAATTAAAGACTTGACGTATGCGACATTATTTTCTAGGTTCCTAATATCGAGTTTCAAACTCGGTTCTCCATTGTTAAAGCCAAAACCCCCGTCATAATCCCAGGCGGGGGTTTTTTTTGTTGACACGTAGATATGGGATATTATAAGCTCTGCTTGAAAGGAGAACCAAATGATGGGTGATTTACTAGTACAGATCTTTATCGAAGGCTTTCTTCGAGGAGTTCTTGGCGTATGACTGCACGAAAATTACTCCTCTCGATAATAGTTTGTCCAGAGTGTAACGGAGATGGATGGGTTGAAGATGAGTATTCTGTCGGAGGTTATACGCCGGATAGATGGATGGAAATCCGCGCACAAGAAGTCGAGTGCGAGGTCTGCGGGGGATGGGGCGAGGTTAGCTCCTCCTCTGAAGCAGGCAAAAGGGAAGTTGATATTTCACGGTTGGGGAAGCATTCCAACCCTTCCCCGTAAAAAATCTTTTTTGCAGAGGTTATTTAAATGACAAAATACATAATTTTCATAAAACTTTTTTGGCTTGACCCGGTTGATGCCAAGGGTGTTCACGGTCTGGAGATTAGTCATTTAAATAACAAACCTCTTTACTTCTTGAGCCAAAAAGATTGCGTTGAACACGTGCAAGAGAGCTTACCTAGCTTGCACGCATATGCACATAGCGTGTACGGCCCAAAAGTCACCGTTGAGGCGATTTACTGTCTTGAGCGCACAGACACATGATAGAGCCTCAAGACTGTCCGTGGTGTGGGCAGTACAGCACGCGTTTTGATTTAGTTCACGGGCACTACCAGTGTCCTGTTTGTAAAAGACCAGTTTTAGACTGTTGTAATGGAGAGAGAATAGAGAATGAGCAGAAGACATTGCCTGACCGAGCGAGTGCAAACTGACTTTGGCACATTGTTCGCGCAGATAGATTTTGATGATGGCGGTAGGGTCATTGGTTTAAACGTAGCCGCCCATAACAAGCACGAGGACAGCGCCGTTAACAAGGCGCTTAATAGTTTAAGTCAGACCTTTCGTGACTTAATCGACACAATTAATAAGTGAGATAAAAATGGACACTGTTTTCGCTATCGTCGTATCCCTCGGCACTATGCTTGTGTCGGACGACGCCAAAGAGTTTTTTAAGACTGCTCTTGAAGAGATGGAGCAAGGTGCAAAGTGGCACTATGTAGGTATGCAGTCTTTAGACCCCACAGCCAAATCAATACCTGGGCAGTTGTGTGAACCTGAGACAGGTAAATGTGGTGACCCGTACATTATCTGGAAGCTTAAAATGCCGGAGAGCGACTAGGTGAGTTCACGAGAAGAAATGTACGCTTCTTTCCATAAGGTCATGGAAAAGAAAAAAGAAGAGGAGGAGGTGTATGTCTCCTTTGTGCCGTCTGGCGAAAAAAAAGTTCTCACCGTCCACCGAGGTAACATCCTCGTAATTGAGACTGAGCTTACCCAAGGCAAAATACATAAATTGTTACGTGAGCTTGTAAAAATAATGTGATAACGTAAGCTGTCACTTACGTTGAAAGACAAAACCTTACAATCAAACATAGCGTGATATAGTTGGTTTTGGTCTAAGACAGGGTGACACTTTATGGACAGTTTCTTGTCCTTCTTAAAAGAGTCGGTTGACTATGATCCCGACACGGGCATCTTTCGCTGGAAGAAAGAGCGGCCCCTTAATCATTTTTTCTCTGAGCTATACTGCAAGGCATGGTCGTCCCGCTTTGGGGGTAAAGAATTAAAGGCGGGTGACCAGGGCTACGTCTACGTGCAACTAAACTACCATGGCCGAAAGAAGCGCGTCCGAGCGCACCGTCTTGCGTGGGCCTTCGTCCACGGAACGTGGCCCGAGAACCAGATAGACCACATTAACGGTGACCGGGCCGATAACCGCATCGTCAATCTTCGCGTCGTCACTAACGCTGAGAACGGACGAAACCGGAAGTTATCTAAGAACAATTCATCCGGCTACAACGGCATCTATAAAGTGAAACGGAATAATTCATGGCACGTTGAGATCCACTACAATAAGCGACGCATCTTCCTAGGGCAGTTTAAAAAACTGGAGGACGCCGTCCGTGTAAGAAAAGAGGCGAACCTGAAATACGGGTACGCTGAAAACCATGGTATGCCCCGTTGAGGTAGTCTTCGATAAATTTAGATGCGATACCCGGGCCGGGTTGGTGTACCGCGCCTGCAAGGACGGGCCCCTGGTAGTTTGGAAACCCTTCTTGACAGTGGACCCTAAAGGTTACGTCTACCCCTACCTGCGTTGGAAAAATAAAACATATCATATCTACGCCCATCGTGTGGTGTGGGCCTTTACCCACGGATCTTGGCCCACGGGCTTTATCGACCATATCAACGGCAATCGCTCCGATAACCGCATCGAAAACCTCCGTGACGTGTCTTCGGGGACCAACGGCAAGAACAAGGCTCAGAACACCAAGAATGTATCTGGCGTGACCGGCGTCAGTTGGTGCAAGGCACGCCGGAGGTGGAGAGCCAAGATAACCTCCGATTATGAGACCACGATCCTCGGACACTTCGATGACTTTGACGAAGCAGTAAGGGTGCGCCGCGAAGCCGAGCGCGAGAAAAACTTCCATCCAAACCATGGTAGAAAAAAATAGTTGACACCTATTTTGTGAGGGTTTATAAGAGCCGTCCCATATCAATAATGGAGAACTGAAATGGCTAGACTAAACCACGATGAGCGCAAGATTATCTTTGACGCCATCAACTGCATGCGCCAAGTAAACCGCGAACTGCTTAACACCTACTCCGTTGAGCTTCGTACAATCCAAAAGGCGGAAGACGCTTGGTTTGAAATGGAGCGTCTCTTTAACGACGGGCGTTGGAAAGCTACTCACGCTTGGTGCGATTACGTGTACAAGGCCCTCGAAGATTTGGACGCTGAGTCCAAGGCCGTTGATAAGATTGTCGAGGAGGTCGAGACCGATGAAAAATAATTCCAAACCAACAGCGATACCCTTCGGTCATTACTGGACATTCGGCCAACGGCTTCGTGTCGCAATTAAACGCGCTGAAACCACACAGTCGCAGTTAGCACGCGACCTGGGCGTCGCCCAACCATCTTTGAACCTTTGGGTTAACGATAAAGGGATGCCTAGTAGCAAGTATATCAAACCGCTGTCCGAGGCCCTCGACGTAAGTGCCGACTGGCTCTTGGACATTGATACATCAGAGAAGGACGACGATGAACTAGACCCCGTCGATCACCTCATACGTCATTCCTTAAAGCAGACTGCCACTGATTTGGACGAGGCTATAAACCGCCTCGAAAGGATAACGAGCAGGGCTCCCATCTCAAGGGCCGAGGAGCGTCGTCAAAACCGTCAAAAACCACCCCGGATAGATGACTTGCTGACCAACAAAGAACGGTTAGCGGCTCTCTTAGGCAACGGCAAGTCTACGGTTTGGAGCGACGACGATGTTTGATATAATGACCAAAGGTCGTGACACGGTCCTCAAGTGGCAAAAAGCGGACCCCACGAACCCACAAACGTGGCCCACGGGCCTGGAACGTCGAAAGGCCCTCTTGCGCCAAGCTACCGAAATAGAGTGGCGCTCGAAAGATTTTGCTAGAGCCGACGCCCTGCGGAAGCAGGCTGACGAAATAGAGGAGGACAAGCTCTACCCACCATTTTAAGTTGAGGCCCTTACCGCCCCCTAACATGGGGGGCCGTACCTTGCTTTCTCTTAGCGGTGCGAAAGCCATGAAACATTCCTGAAGTGCCGTGGGCCTCAGTAAGTCGGGTTTGAATATTTTTCCGACTAGTTCATAGTGAGCGGCCAAGGATGTAACCGTGTCGAAGTGATAACCCCACCAGTGATCTATGCAACGCTGGTGGGGTTATGCGTTTAGCGCATAGCTGGTATGCAATAATACCCTAACTCTTAACTAGATATAGGTTAACTCTCTTAATTACGTTAACCTTTTGTTAACCTTTATATGCGATAATTCTTATATTGAAAGAACGGGGGCCGAACCCCGTCACGCTCTTGTACATTGTGAATATGATTGGGACGGTTTAAGCGGACCGAGATCCTCTAACGATTGGAGAATCCAATGAAGCTTAAACTGAAAGCCGTCAACCACGGCAAAGACAAGAACCGATATTGCGGTCCTTCCGTAATATCCGCCGTCACCGACCTGACTACCGGAGAGGCCGCACGGCTGATCCGAATGAAAACCGGAAGACGGATGGTCACAGGTACGCATACAGGCGAGGTCGAAAGTGTCCTCAACGACTGCGGTATCCAAATGACCATGCTACCCCCGCCCGAAGGTTGTAAGTTTGGGCGGTCCAAGGGCATCACCCTGGCGCACTGGCTTCGACTTACACACGGCCAGCGCAAAGACCGAATATTCTTGGTCGTCGCAGGGTGGCACTGGCAATTGATCAGTGGCAATCGCTACGTGTGTGGTCGTATCGCATCCGAGGGCATTGTCTCTATCAAGCACCCGAAAGTGAAACGACGGGCACGTATCGCTGAAGTCTTTGAACTAACCTCAGATAACGTCAAAATGCCAGACACAGATGTGTCGAAGCAGAAAGACCCTAACGCCGCTATCCGAGCGAAGGCTCACCGCATCAGCAAGAAGATTGGTGCAGACATAGAGGTGTACCGATCTATGAGCTACACGGACATGACTGTCTACCCACCCTCTTCTATATCCGACGACGACGATCCCTTCACCGGGGATCACGCATGCTTTGGATGGGAAGAAGTAGTTGAAATGTTAGAAACGTATCAAGAGATGGTCGCTTAGACCAATAACCCTAAATCACGGCTCTCGGTCCACTTAAACTGTTCCAGGCAAATCGCTATATATATATAGGGGAGAAATTATTTTTTTTGAAAAAAATTATTTTTGGGGTGGAACACGTGGAACAAATGGAACAAATCTCTGTATCCCTTGGTGGAGTTGAAAAATCGTGTTCCACTAAGTCCAAAAAGTGTTCCATTTGTTCCACTCCAAGTCATTCAAAAGATTTTTGGAAGTCAATTTTTGTAAAATTTGGTTGAACCCCCCTTATATATAAGGCAGAAAACTTGTAAGCCTCATGTAAATTAACGGTGAAGAAAATGGGCAAGCATGCTGTAAAGAAAAAAGACACTGATCCCGATTGGGTTGAGACCCGTGGGCGTAAAGCTTTAACTGTAAATACCAAGCTAACCCGTAAGCAGGAGCTTTTTGTAAAAGAGCTTGTGAGCAAGGACGGGCAGATAACATTGCGAGAGGCGGCCATCAACGCTGGCTACCCCGCTAGTAGTGCCCACAGTAGAGCCTATGAGCTTACCAACCCTGACAAGAGCCCTCATGTTGTAGCCGCCATCCGGTCATATCGTGAAGAGCTAGACGTAAAGTTTGGGGTGACCTATCAAAGGCACCTGAGAGACCTTCAGACGATCCGTGACATGGCATTGCAGAACGGTGCCTACTCCGCCGCCGTACAAGCCGAGTATCGACGTGGGCAGGCCCAAGGAGACATATACGTGAACAAGTCAGAGATCCGCCACGGGTCTATCGATTCCATGTCTAAAGATGAAGTGTTAAAAGCCTTAGAGGAGATCAAGCAGAGCTATGCCCCCATCACCATCGATATCACTCCCGAAGAGCCGGACAATACCGCGAACCGCCGCAAAGCGCGAAAGCGGCTTGTGGAAGCTGATGAAAGAGGGCGTGACGAAGAGCCAGAGGAAACTATTGATGACGAGGCTGGAGACCTGGGCGACGCCGGGGATACCTGATGTCATCCTACAAGATGAGAACGGCCTGTTTCATTTTGTAGAGCTAAAACATACTGGCGGTAGAGCGATAGATCTATCTCCCCATCAGATAACTTGGATGGATAACCATAAGAACGGCAGTGCTTGGATTTTGGTTAGGAGGACCACCAAGAAAGAAAAAGACACGATCCGAGTATACCATGCGTCCAAAGCGATTGACGCCAGGATGGAAGGGATAAAGTGCCCGCCAAATCTTTTGGTAGAAGAGCCGTTTAATTGGGATGAAATTATGGGGTTGATTTGTCCTAGATAATCGCATACCCTGTTCGTCCCTAAACAACAACGGAGAATAAATATGTCTTGGAAACCAGTGTTCATTATGAACGACGACGAGAGGGTCTTTAACGGCCAGCGCTTTGCCACCCAAGAGGAGGCTCGGCTTAGTGCTGATCGTAGGTTTGGGATGTGGACCATGCCTGTTGATTTCACAACTGAGGAAAGCGACGATCCGGTAAACTATATGTTTGACCCAATTAAAGGAGACATAAATGTTTCTGCTTAGTTTAATTGGACGCCTGTTGTACGGGCCGGATTGGAAAAAATACGCAAACACACCACCCCCGAAAAAGATGCGGACAACGCCCCGCCGCCGTAGGAGTTTTTAGTGGGCACTGCTAAATCTTTTGATGAGGCGTATGACCTTCTAAAGAAAAGGGATGACGCTAAGAAAAAATAAAACTTGACCCGGGCTTGACCCGGGTTTTCTTTTCTGTCATAACGTATGCGCTTTAACCCATACAGGAGAAAACCATGCTAAAAGAAAACTTAATGTCTACTGTAATTAAGTTTCTAATGAGCGAGATTGAATACGCTGTTGATAACGGGTTTTCACAGGAGATTTTGGGCGGGGATATTTGGATAGACACCCTCGATAAATCTCATTCAATAAACCTTGATATAAAATGGCTCGAAGAGCCCGTGAAATTAACGGCTGTCGCGTATCCCGTTGTAAAAAACAAAAAAGGATTTTTGCAAGAGGACATGACTGCACAAGAAATTATTATCTATGAAGGAGAAAAAATATGAGCCATTTATTATCTGACTTGAGAGACATTGATGACCCCTATGCAATTTTTGTGGGACAACCTAACCCCAAACATTCCGTCCCTTGGATTGGCACCTTAGAACAGCGCGTCTTGCAAGCCTATGCCTCGCCAGAAGACGAGGATAAAAACCCGGAGCATGCGGCATGGTTTATTGCGGGCCGCTCGGATGGCACGTTAGGCCGTTGGGAATATGGCGACGTTTACCGGGATGAATTATTGGATACGATGTATCTAAAATATGCCTCGCCGGAGTTTATGAAAACCTATCGGAAACACCCTCTTAAATTGGTGTTCGATACGGTGCCTACCGATAGCATGCTAGCTTGCGTCTCTTTGTTTGATGCGGTAACGCCCAATGCCTAAAACCATCCAAAAATAAAACTTAGGCCCGGGCTTGACCCGGGCTTTTCTTTTTGGCATAAGGTATGGGAGTTAACCCATACACAGGAGAAAACACTATGTTAAATTGTACTGAAACTAGCCGCGCAAAGAAAACCGCAGGCCTTGCCGTCACATATAGGGCCGCCCCTGGCAACATGTACGGAACGTGTCCCAATAGTTGCACCCTTAAACCTAACGTAACCACGGGCAATAAAATAGACCGGGAATATGAGAAGGCCGTTCGGGAGAGCGTACCGAAAAATGGCGTCGCTTTTTTGTTCACGCATTTTATGCCCGACTTTTGGGCCGAGAAAAACACTGGCGACAAAAACCAGTGTGTTTTTAATTATTCCGCCGTAACGCCAAATATGGCCGCTAATGCTATGTCTTTTGGCACCGCCGCCGTAACAGTGGTGCAACATGATTATTGGGATAGATACCGCAACAAAAATAAAAAGACATTGCAGGCGGATTGTGGCACCCGGGGCGTCCGGTGCCCGGATGAAACCACCGGCATAGGTTGCGCCCGGTGCGGTAATGGCAAACCCCTATGTGCCCGCCCCAACCGCGATTATTTTATTGTCTTTACAGCGCACGGCCCCAGTAAGAAATTAGCGGGCGAAAATGCAACGCCCGGCGGATGCTATGCTGGCATGGGAAACGTGGCTATTCACTGGCGCAATTTATCGAAACGAAACACGCCCGAAATATCAGACGCAGAAAAGCACCGGGCCTTTGTTAAGACGTTGCGCCCTGGCTCTATATTGCGGCCACATATTGCGGGAGATATCGGCCTGCAAAAATAGCGCTTGCATAATATGCGCTATTATGAGATAACGACCTCAGGCAATAACGCCTTTAATTTTTATCAATGGAGAAAACTAAAATGGGACACGAACTAGCAACACAATTAGACGGACGAATTGCGATGGCCTACCGGGAGAGAGACGCCCTCCCCTGGCATGCTGGAGAAACCAACCCGCAAATAATCCCAACCGGCGCACCTATTGAGCAATGGGGAATTGAGGCCGGTCTTAACTACCGGGTGCAAGTAACCCCAAACCACCGCGCCGATGGAACGCCAATTGATGAGAGTTATTATATTGAGCGTACCGACAACGGCCACATAACCGGCCCGTATATCGCCGGGGCATGGCAACCCGTCCAGAATAGCACCATCCTGAAATTGGCGGATAGTATCCGAGACCGCTATGGTTACGACATCATAACAGCGGGCGCGTTATTTGACGGCGCGAAAGCATGGGTTCAATTAGAAACTAACCTGCGCCAAGATATCGGCGACGGTGACGAAGTAACCAGCCGCCCCACCCTCTCGGTGGCACATACCGGGAAAGACGCTAATACCTTTATCTCGGGGAATCTTCGCGTTGTTTGCAATAACACCTTTACAATGGCCATGGAGGCCGGGGAAGTGTTCCGGCATGATCACCGGGTGGCTTTTGACCCGGAGGCCGTGGAGACCGCCCTCGGATTAAATGCGGATAATTTCGGGGCGTTTTGTTCAGTAGCAAAAGAGATGGCGGCCCGGGCCCTATCCGATCAAGAGGCCCTGGAATATTTCCAACGCGTGTTAGGTGGGAAAGAAAAGCAAGACGGGGACAAATTGCGCCGCCCCGAGGGCGTCCGAAAAGCCTTCGCATACTATCGTGGCCAGGACTTCGTGGCCGTAGGAAAAGAAGACGAGAGCGAGATGGCCCGTTACATTTCAGACCGCCTGGACAAAATAGCTAGCGCGGCGGCCCAAGGCTTGGAGCTTCCGGCGGACGTCACACACGCCCCGTCCGAGGGTATCAATCCGGGTTACAATCTAGCGACGGCAGACCGGACGTTATGGGGCGCGTTTAATACCGTCACATGGCTTGCCGATCAGCGGCCCATCAAGAACCGGGGCACCGACCATGCCATAGCGTCACACCTATTCGGTGACGGCACCGGCGGAACCCAGAAGGCAAAGGCGCATAAAGTAGCCCTGGAAATGCTGGCGGCTTAGTCTTTTGATCCTCCCACCTGGGGCGGCCTCCGGGCCGTCCCTTTTTTGTTTGACATATATAGGATAAAGTAGGACAAGCATAACCACCGGGGCCGCCGCGCCCCATCATTTATAAAAGGAACATCATTATGGATGACGTAATTTTAAACGACCCAATCGAGACCGACGCCCAAAAGATTGAGCGCCTGGAGAATGAACTGGCGCAGGCTCAAAAACTATCCGAGCGCCGGTCCGATTGGTGGGAAGATGAACGCCGCAAGAATAAGGCAATCGTTACCGCCTTTATTCCGATTGTTGAAAGCGTGTTTTACAACATGGAGCATGCCGACATTATGGAGATGTTACCCCTGGACGACGTGGCCGAAAGGGTAGCCGAAAAAATGGACCTGGACAGCATCGCCGAGGACGTGGCGCACAATTACCTGGACACCGACCAGCTAGCCGAGGACGTGATGGGAAAGCTTGATCAGGCGGACATCGTTTCCGAGGTAAAATCAGAGGCCGTTCAGGAGGTGGCTAACGTGCTTATAGACGCCCTCCGGTCTATCGGTTAAACCCCTACGCCTTGAACCTTGACGGGGCGGCCTCCGGGCCGTCCCTTTTTTTATACCGTTAAGCTTGCCCCAGCCGCCCGGCCCCAGGTCCGCGAAACCTACAGCTCGGGAGATCTCCCCTTGCATTATATGCGACATTATAGGATAACGATGGTGCGGCCCCGTGCCGCGACACTTTAACAATGGAGAAAAGAACCATGATCAATAGAGAATATTGGGACATCGAACGCGACGAAGAGTATTGGGACCAGTCCGACCTATTCTATTGGATGGCCCGCCGCGCCCCGGCACCCGGCACCGTCACCGCCTTATATGAGTCCGCATATGAGATGCTGGCGACCCAGGGCATGGGCACCAGTGACGAGCCGGACGTTATGCGCGGACCGTGGCCCGAGGATCTGCTGGAACTTTACCCCGAGGATCTGGACGTATGGGCATAGCCTAACCCGGCCCCAGGTCCGAGAGCCCCGGCACGCGATCCACGTGCCGGGGTTTTCTTTTGCCTGGACGTCACCGCCCGGCCCGGCACCCAGGTCGTCGGATCGCGTGCCGCAGCCCCGCCGGATATCTGCCTGCCCGGCACGGATCGCGGTTAGGGGCCCCTGGCTATCGGGTCATTTTCGGTGCCTGGACCGGCGCGGCGGCGGCCAAAAAATCGCGGGCGGGGCCGCCTGCCGGGACGAGGTCAAGGACCATGTTTTTCACGAACAATATGTGATATTTTGATATGACTTGTTTAGGTAAGATCTATCCCATATGTTTCACGTGAAACATTACACAGGGGCCCCCACGGAATGTTACAGAATGTTACCCCAGAACTAGATGCCAAACGCTTAAAGCTAGAACTCCGTTTGGCCCAGATAAGCCGCAATGAAAAATGTCAAAATGAATTTCTAACTTTTGTCCGCGCAATGTGGCCCGAGTTCATCGCAGGACGGCACCATAAAATTATCGCAGAGAAGTTTGAGCGCGTAGCGCGGGGCGAGTTGAAACGTCTAATAATCAATATGGCCCCACGTCATACGAAGTCAGAGTTTGCTAGCTTTTTGTTCCCGGCATGGATGATGGGCCGTAATCCGCGAATGAAGATCATCCAAGCGACGCACACGACAGAGCTTGCGGTAAACTTTGGTCGTAAGGTCAAGAACCTTTTAGAGACTGACGAGTACAGAGAAGTCTTCACGGACGTAAAGCTAGCAGCAGACAGCAAAGCCTCTGGTCGGTGGGACACGAACCGTGGTGGAATGTACTTTGCCGTGGGCGTTGGATCGAACCTCGCGGGCCGTGGTGGTGACTTAGTTGTCATTGATGACCCGCACTCGGAACAGACAGCAATGTCGAACAACGGGTTTGACGATGCGTGGGAGTGGTACACTGCGGGTCCCCGACAAAGGCTCCAGCCTGGAGG